AACAAGACAGGGTTCGGCGTATGCCACTCACCAACGTAGTGCACCGATGGGCTCACAGTGGCAACGTCACCGCCTACTTCAATGTGCCACACGTTTTTGAACGCTTCACCGTAGCTCTCTCCAGTAGTGACAGGGATGCAGTGCTTGTTTCCTTTGGGGTCAATGAAGTAAACCCATCCCATTGTGGGGTCCTCATCATCCCACTTGAGCGTTGCTTCCGGCACTCGATCAAACCACGGCACCTCTTGTCGGCCCATCAGCAGTGAACTCCTTTGTTTCCAAGGTAGTCGTCGTACTTGCCGTCCACCAGCTTGTTCATGAACACGTCTGGGTCTTCCTGCAAGTGAGTGACGTAACACAAGCACTGCGGATGCGGCTTGCTCGGAGGGTTGTCCTTGTCAGTGTGCTCCTGCGCTGCCAGTGCATCGCACGGATCCGGCCTTGGATGGCTGCTACTCAGGTGCCACTTCCAACCTTGAACCCACGGCTTGTCCTTGGAGAGCCGCAGCGTCGTTGAGTGGTGCGCATTGTTTATCTCAGTACGAGCCAGACGCATAGCAGCGTAACTGCTACCGCCAGGAACCACCGGACTAAAGTGACCCCGAACTGCGAAGGCGATCTCCTTGGCCGAGCGCTGCAATGCCAAGCCTCGTTCAACGACCTTCCCCGCTTGCTTGACACTGAGCCTCCCATTGGCGTAGATGCGATCGCTCAGTGCGAAGCCATCGGTGCGGCGACTGATCAGGTCCTCCACTGACTGCCGTGCTTCAAAGTGCGTCAGCGATGCGTACTGAAGAACGCCGTTCCCCGGCATACCCAGAAACAGATCCAGGTCAAGCGCTTGATCGGCGGCAAGGCTCGCCCCTTCGTACATGCCAGCACGTGTGATCTTGCCCACGCCAGTCCAGAGCTCCGTGCTCACACTCCCTAGCCCTGCCATCGCCTGCGCTAGCTGCGCTTCCTTTACTGCGCCACTGATCGTGCCTAGCTTCGCCACGTTGAACTCGATCATTGCAGATGCCTCCGCCGCTGCGTCCTTGAGCACCATCGCTAGCTGTCGATGCGTGATGCCTTCGGTGATGCGCTGCGGTTGAATGAACCCGTACTGCCTGCTAAGCGCTTCCGCTGGAGTGGCCATCTCAGTTCTGCGTTGCTAGCGCTGCTGTGCCGTTCAGTTCGGCGCTGAGACCCTGATCCACCCTCGCCCCTGTCACGTCCGCAGCAATCTGCGCCGATGCCGTAGTCTCTTGCAGGATCTCGCCTGCCATGCTGGTCTCATCAGGCATGTCCTCGTAGCCCAACGTGCGCAGCTTGTTACGAACGTAGCTCATGGACACGACCTGCGGCTTGCTTGCAGCGATGGCCAGGATCTCCTTCACCTTGGCAGCAACGTCAACGGGAATCTTGTTGCCGTACTTGGGAACCCAGCGTGTGACTTCCATCAAGGAGTTGAACGCACCGCCTTCGTAACCCACGTACCACTTAGCCAAGTCAAACAAGAAGTTGGTCATCACGTCAGTGACGATCTGCTCCCGTTCCACTGCCGTTGCCAGCAGTGGCCCAAGCTCAATCAGCAGCGCAACGCCGCTCTCGGCCATCGTGACGTCAACCTGCCCCTTGGCTACTGGACTCATCGCCTTGGCCTCATCGAGAAGCCTATGCAGGTAACCGATGTGGTCCTGATACGGAGTGACGCTGCTCACGCCAGTCACACGATCCATCTTCTTGCCATCCGGCAGTTCCACCACTCGGCCAGGACCAAGGTTCCACGGCACCTCTTCGCCGTTGTCATCAACCGGAGTGCCGGAGTCAGTGGCGTACACGCCGAGACCCTCCAGCGCCAATGCGATCTCTTCGTCACTGACAGACTGGTTGATGGCAGCCAGAATCCTTTCCAGGCCACGGATCTCACTGCTGCCCCACAACGTGTTCGGCTCATTGAAGTTGGAGATGTGGTAGATCGGCAACGAGTCGATCGGCGCAGGCAACGTCACTGACGGTTGTAGCACTGGTCCGTTCGGCACATTGATCGGCGTAGCGTCAATGCCCCACCACTTATCCACCTCGTAGAGCTCATCCCTGTACTCAATCGGGCTCGGGCCACCTGTCATCGTAGTCTTGATGTACGTTTGCCGCCGAACGTAGGTCTTGTCGCCGACCAACTGCTGCTCTGCGATCCAGTACCCGATCACCTCATCCACGTTGTCCGGATTGGTTACCTTGAACACAGTGCTTGGGTCCAACGCAAAGATAGAAATCTTGCTGCCAGGCGGACGAGCCGGATCGGCGTAAACATGAAACAGCCAGTCGCCACGCATGATGCCGTAGCGCTTGTTCATGTTGAACTTGCTGTAGAACCGTTCCCTGCGCACGAGGTCGGTCATGACCTGCGTTGCCAGCAGTTGATCGTTCGGCGTACCGAACAGCGGATCGGTGATGACCTGAAGATCGTTGGCCATGTAGCGGTGCAGCGTTTCCACGATCACCCGTCCGGCAGGTACGTAGATCGGCCTGTCCTCAGCACCACGGCTCACAAGCTTGAACGTGTCAGGCACGCACCAGTAGATCGCTTCGTACAGCGCATACGAGGCGATGCGCTGCTGCTCCAACACATCTGGGATCCACGACGGCAGCGAGCCGAGTAGTGGCTTGGCACTGGAGTACTGATTCACTTCAGGCATGAGACTCCTCACTCACGAGCCACTGAAACAGCGAACGGTTCTCCTGCATGCACAGCAGCAGCGTACTATCCATGCGGCACACGTACTGCTCCTCCATCTTGTTATCCTCTTCGGAGTACGGCACAGGGATGTCGTAGACCCAGAGGAGGCAGTGCAGTATCTCGTGGAGCAACGTATTTTGCAACGCTGCAAGTGGCCTGTTCTCGTCAACGTAGATCCTAAGATCATCCAACGCTGACATGCCGAAGCGATCCACGCCATCAACACGGCCCAAGCGGCGCAGGTCTGCGCCACTCCAAACTATGTTGAAAACAAAGGGACCCAGCTTGACACTGCTAGGACGACCCACTACCTTCTCCCGCTACTCAGGTTAGCCCTTGAAACCCTAGCATGCTGGCGCTCGCCTCCGGCCGTTGGCCCACCAAAGTAACCACGCATGAACCTGCCGAGCGCTTCCGGGCCGTGGTCATCCTTGTCCATCGGCGTTTCCGGCGCTGCCCGAACGGACTCCTCCTTCGTGTCTGGATAACGGTAGTCGTTGAACTCACGAATGAGCTCAACGCAGGAACGATCGATGACCAGCCGTGGCTCTCGCAAGTGGATCGGCGCAGTAGTCGGCACTGGTCGCATGTGTTGGCGTATCAACTCTAAGCGCCACTTGAGCTCGCCACCAGTGCTGCCAGCGCTCTGAATCTTCAGTGCCTTGCTCAGCACCGCAGTGTCACCAGGCTCCGCAGGGTCGGGGTAGAACTTGCGCACCTGCGCCGTTAGTGGGAACTTGGCCAGATCCTTGGCGATGTCGTTGACATCCTTTTGTGTAGCACGATACTCACGCAGCACCCGGATGTTATCCCACACGTCAACCTGGAGCCACAGCCACACGAAAGGGTTTGTCCAACCGTAGTCGCAGCAAGCATAAACAGGGTAACGAGGGTCGTACTCCAAGTCACGGACGTGCACCTCCTCATCGAAGTCCTTGAACACACGCCCAACGAACTCAGTGAAGTCAGCGCCGACCTCTTGGTTGAACTTCTCCTCCGACATGTCAAGCATCATGTCAAGGATTTCAGAGTCTACGTTGCACCGATCAGCGAGCGCACGTGTCAGGCCACGTTGAGACTTCATAGCTTCCCTGAGCAGCGCTATGCCTTCCGGCGTTGCGCCGATGGGGAAAACTACGTCGTTCTTCCATGATGGCATTCGCCAGCTTGCCCACGCCCTTGCATTGGGATTCTGGCCTCGCTGCCACATGCGGTAGAACCAGTTCTTCCCTTCCGGCGTTGACGTGTGCAGGCTCCAACCTCGTTCATCTGCAAGGGTTGGACGCAGATACTTCGTCCAGACGAGCTCCTTGAGCTTGGCTGCTTCGGCCAGGATAACCCCTGCAAGACCCTCACCGACCAGTGTCCCAGGATACTTAGCTGACTTGGCATGAACCTTGAACGTACCGTTCCACAAGCTAATAGCCAGGTCGCCGCTCTCAGGATTGTTGTATGTACCTGGACGGTCAAACGGAACTTGCAAGCGCCGTAGATCGTTGTAGACGACACGAAACTCCTTCTCGCTGTCGCTGTACTCCGGCCCTACAATCCAGAACTCCCTACGCTTACCCTTGTCCTCCAGCTCCGCTCGCATCGTATACGTCAGCAGCGCTTCCGGCGTTAGCTCATGTCCACCGAGCGTTGACTTACCGAAGCGTCGTCCACATGCTGCTACACGATGCCGCTCCTTAGCTGCATGGATCAAGTGCTGCGCCGAATGCGGCTCGTAGTTGATCGACGCAAACACGTGATCCTTCGACAGCGCTAACTGCGGAGTGGAGGGGGCGAGAGTCACGTCGCTTCGTATCCAAGTGCAGCGTTGTGCTCCCGCACTACCAACGACGCAAGGCTCGGGCTCGGGCAGGCGAACAGCAACACATCCTCCTCCGATGGCGCAGCACGAACCTGCGCATGCACGCACTGCCCGACACGTCGCCCGACACGCCACAGCATGTTCTCGTAACCGCTGTACATTGCGTTGATGCCCGCTGCGTACCTTGCCACTAGATGTGGTCCAGCACCTTGATGACGATGATCAGCAGCACGAAGGCCAGGATGCAGATAACAATTGCACGTTCGATACTCATCGGCGCATCCCCTTACTCATCAACGAAGTCTGCATCATCAATGTCATCCTCCTCTGGCGCATGTGCGCCGTTGCCGTTCATGGTTACGATGCCGCCTTGCAGCGCAACGAGCCACGGCGACTGACCGCTGATCTCCACCTTGTCCGGGCTCTTGCCCATCACCCGATCCAGTATCATCGAGATGGCACGCAGCCTATCCTTGGCCTCGACACCTTCGTTGGTCGCCAGCGCCACTAGCATCTCAACAGCCGCAGGCAAGTTTTCTCGCATGAGTTCGTTTGCCTGCAACAGTGTGCGCCGAATGAGTTCGTCGTGCAGCGCTTTAGGAACGATCTTGGGAGTGACCCCCATCCATCCACCGTGCTTGTCCCTGCGCCTGCCTTCCCTGAGCTCCTCGTCGCTCCACTCAGATAAGTCGTCCTGCCCTGTGATAACCCTGGTCGTGCTTAACCCAAGGCGCACGACAGCACGTTCCTTGCCTGTCGCAGTGCCGTTAGCAACCTTCGCCTTGATGGCTCCTTGCGTTGATGCGTTGCGCTTAGAGCGTATCGACTCTGCGCTGCTAGCCGTTGTGCCAGAAGCCTTTCTAGGCAATGATCTCACCCTCGCCCGCTAGGTCGGAAATCTCCTGCGCACCTTCCTGCGAAATGGTTTCCCACTCCTGACCCTTAGCCAGTACACCTTCTGCTTCCCGTACTGCACGCTGGGTCTCCTCGGGCAGGAACCCTGCAAACACATCACCGTTCAGGTCGGGATCCAGCACTCCCGACTCATCTCCGGTTGTGTACATCAACATAAGGCGTTCACTAGGCGTCGGCACGTGCGGCGGAGGCTGCGTGCGATTCTTCCTTACACGCCCACCGAACTCCGAAGCCTTACCCAATGCGTCAGGCATGGACCCTCCTTGGTTGTGGCTCAGGGTACCACTGCCCCGACGAAAGCCACAGCAGGAGTTATCTCACTCCGCCACCAGTCTGCGAAGGAAGAGGGCGAGGTGGCGGCAAGCATCTCGAGCATGCACTTGGCCGACCTGCCAGAGACCGAGGGAGCGAAGCCTGTCATCGGTTACAACCGACTTTGCGTCACTCGGTGATTGCATCGTTACGCCGATGAGTCGGTTGCTGCGTAACACTTCTTGGACGAGACCAGCCGTCAAACGAACGGGAGCTAATAGGTTTCTCGCCTTGGTCCCTTGGCGAAGAATGAAGTCCTCAATCACGATGTCAGTAACCTGAGACACCGAGCCACGAGAAACACCCTGGGTCAAGATATGAAGCTGTTCAATCGTCACTGAGAGATCGACACACGCCATCGCTTCCTGCATTGCCACTCGAGCAGCCACCGACGAACTAGAGAGCGGTCCTCGATACACTTCCACCTGCCCACAGTCGAACCGCCCACTATCGATCAACCGAGCAAACAACGATCCCCACGACAAATCCCC